GAGATGCTGGACAACTTTGATTTCGACGAGATCACCCGTGACATGGCCCGCAACGATGGCCTGCCAGCCCGCTGGCTGATGGATGAGGAAATGGTCGCACAGACCCGCGCACAACGAGCGCAGGCCGCACAGGCCCAAGCGCAGGCCGAGCAGATGGAACGGGCCGCAAGCGCCATCGGCAAGGCCGGTAGCGTGAAGCAGGACTCGGCCTTGGCGCAAATGCTCCCCGGTATCGCATGATGGCTCCCGAAGACAAAGCCAGCGCCCTCAAGCGCGAGCGTGAACGCCAGCGCCTCACCAATGCCTACCACCGCGTTTTTAACACGAAGGATGGCGCACTCATTATCGCGGACATCAAGACCCAGTTCGCGACCGACTCGCAGGTCTTTCTCCCCGGCTACGATTTCAACCCTGTGGTCGCCGCCCTTCGCGATGGTCAGCGGGGCGTTCTCATCCACATCGAGACCATGCTTCGCCGCCCCGTCATCGCCGATGGCGATATCGAGACTCCCAAACGCAAAGTCATCAAAAAATGAGCAAGAAAAACACCGACATCCCACCACGCCCCGAAATGGACCCCATGCTCGGAGACAAGACCATCGAGCTTGTCGAATGGCTTCGCGACTACGCCCCAGAGGAATTCCAAAAGACCTACGCCGGTCGCGAGACCCATCTCGGCTACCACCCCAAAGAGTAGGGTTGTTTTGACTGATACCATTTATGGAAGACACCACCGACACCTCCTCCGAGCAGAGTTTGCTCGACACAGGAGCCGCCACCAACGCCGATGCGCCAGCCGCAACGGAGACATCAACCGCACCAACGCAACACACAGGCTACGTCAAAGATGACGGTTCGTTTTCGGAAGGATGGATAGACAAGTTGCCAGACGAGGTCTCTGACTACAAAAGCTCGATCAAAAATTTCAAAAGCGTTCCAGACCTTGTCAAAGCCCTTGGTAATGCGAATGCGCTGATTGGCAAAAAGCTCGGCGTACCCAATGAGAAATCCTCACCCGAAGAGGTCGCCGCATTTCGTCGTTCGCTCGGAGTTCCCGATACCATTGACGAGTACAAGTTCGCTCCCGATGCACTCCCAGAGGGCATGACATGGGATGACAACAACGTCAAAAACTACGCTGAGATCGCCCACAAACACAACATCCCGCCCTCCGCGATGAAGGCGCTAGTGACCGAACACGCGAAGATGGAGCATTTCAAAATGCAGGGCATGCAGGCGCAGATTGAGAAGCAGCATGTCGATGCAGTGAACACCCTCAAGAAGGAGTGGGGAGGGGAGTTTGACAAGAACATCGGCCTCGCCAAGCAGGCCGCGAAGATCGCTGGAGTCAATGCAAACTCGCAGGGATTCGCAGACCCCGAAGTCGTTCGTGGATTCGTTCGCTTGAGCCAGATGATGAGCGAGGACAAGGTCGGGCGCTCGATGAGTGGCTCAGAGTTTATGACCGGCTCGGCCCGCGCCAAGGACATTATGAGCAATCCCGACAATAGCTGGCACAAGCGGTACATGGAGGGCGACCGCGAGGCCGCGACTCTGGTGACCGGACTGCTCAAGCAGGGATAACAATTTCGCGGGGTGGAGAAAAGGTATCTTGCAAGGCCCATACCCTTGAGTTCCGGGTTCGACTCCCGGCCCCGCAACATTTTTGAAAATATGTTTTGACTGATACCAATTCGGGCTGAAACGTAAGACCGTCAGAGCAGACAATTCCTTTGTGAATCTGCTCCCAAATACCCCGATCCGACGATCCGCAAGGACAACCGGCAAGGACAGGGAGCAGAACAAATACATCAGTTTCGACTGATACCAACCCAACTCAACTAAAGGAATAAAATGGCCGCTACAGACCTCAACGGTGTTCTCACGAACATCCCCAATCACTTCACAACCCAGTTCGATAGCAACTGGAAACACCTCGTTCAGCAAAAGAATTCTAAGCTGAAAGAATACGTCACCATCGATTCCATCGAAGGTAAGGAAAAATCCTACAATCAAATCGACGCAACTTCGATGACGCAGATCACGGATCGCTCACGCGACACCCGCATCACTGATCAAGCGATGGCCAAGCGTTGGATTCGCCCGCAGCAATACGACTGCGCCAAACTCGTTGACGAGTGGGATGAGCAGTTCCTCGGCGAAGTCGTGCTTCCAACAAGCCCAATCATCCAATCGCATTCCCAAGCTTACGCTCGCACTTGTGACACGATCATCATTAAAGCTCTCGGAGGAGATGCCTACACCGGCACGACCGGCACAACGCCCACCGCATTACCAGCAGGCCAGAAGGTCGCTGTCAACTATGTGGAAACCGGCACTGCTGCCAACAGCGGTCTCACCATTGCCAAGCTCCGCGCTGCGAAGTTCCTCTTCGACAGCAACGAAATTGACGAGGAAGAGGAGCGCATCATGGTGGTCAGCGCCAAACAACTTCAAGACCTGCTCCGCACGATTGAAGTCACAAGCCAAGACTACAACAGCGTTCGAGCCTTGGTGGACGGGGCTTTGAATACCTTCATGGGATTCAAATTCCGCCGCAGCCAACTCCTAGTCAAAACTTCCACCGTTCGTTCCTGCTACGCCTACGTCAAGTCGGGCGTGATCTTGGCCGAGCGTGGACTCAAGACGCACATGGACGTCCGCACGGACCTCTCGCACTCCCTTCAAATCCGCTCCGTGGCCAGCCTCGCCGCTGTCCGCATGGAAGAGAAGAAGGTCGTCGAGATCGCTTGCGACGAAGCTTAAAAAAAGCACCCCGCTGGCAGACCGGGACAATGTCTGCCACCCACTTTTTTAACTCTCTCAAACTGCTTCAATGACGGACGTTCAAATCTGCAACTTGGCCCTCGCTCGACTAGGTGATTCCCGTATCACGTTATCGCTCGACGATGCGACCGCGCAGGCGCAGTATTGCAAGCTCTTCTACGTTCAGACCGTAGCCGAACTCCAAGCTGAGTTCGATTGGCAGTTCTGCCGAAAGCAGGTCAACCTCATTACCGCGACCACCCCGCTCGGTGGTTACACCTACCAGTACGCTCTCCCCAGCGACTACATCCGTGTTTTTCGCGTCGAGAACATCGACGAGAGCGAGAACTTCGGCCAATGGGAAATTCTCGGCACTTACCTCCAAACCAATTTCGCTTCTCCCGTCACGTTGGATTACATCGCCAACATCACGGACCCTAGCAAGTTCCCTGCGATCTTCACCGAGCTTCTCGCCGTCAAGCTCGCGGGCGTCCTTGCCATGCCACTCACTGGCAGCAAAGACATCTTCAAGCAGACCGTGGAACTCTACATGGCCATGCTCGGCAAGCCTGCCTTCGCCAATGCCACAGAGAAGACGCAAGCGGCACGCATCACCGCAGGCACACTGACCGCGACTGAGATTTGCAGACAAGCGATCCTGCGTGTCGGCAGCGCCAATCTCTTTGAACCCTTCGGCGAACCCATGGCACTCGCTCAGTCGTTCTACGAGGTCACCCGCGACGAACTCCTCGCCGACTTCCAATGGTCGTTCACTCGCGCCCAACTCTCCATTCCAAAGGATGCCGACCCACCAAAGACGGGGTCCGGTTACCTCTACCGCTACCCGATCCCAGCAGGGACAGGTCAGATCATCCGGGTCAACAACATCGATGACTCGGAGAATTCCGCGAAATGGGAGGTCGTTGGTTCCTTCATCCATACCGATCTACCGACCCCGATCACGTTGGATTACACCAGCAAAATCACTGATCCCGCCAAGTTCCCTCCCATCTTCACGCACATCCTCACCGTCACTCTCGCCATCAAACTCAATAGCATAGTCCAACCACACAACACACCAACCCAATGAAATCCGAAGAACTCTTCAAAGAACTGCAATTCCTCATGTCCAAGCCTGCCCTCCTTGAGGCAGTCGAGGCAGTCGCCAACTACTCTGGCACTCTCACCACGACCGCAGCGGAAATCATCCGGCAAGCGGTCATGCGGGTCGGCAGTGCCGACACGTTCAAGCAGCAAGGCCAACCCTTTGTCTTCGCGGCCAAATTCTATGGGCAGACGGTCAACGAAATCATATCCGACTACGATTGGCGCTTCGCTCGCATGCAGGCATCTGGCATCACTTCAACCCCGCTTTCATTCGGGTACGATTTCAAATACGCAAGCCCAACAGGGGCCATCAAGATTCTGCGCGTCAATGGCATTGATTCCACGGAAAACTTCGGCACATGGGAACTGGTCGGTTCCTCCATCCATACCAATATTGTTTCCCCGATATCGGTGGATTACATCGCGGTTCCTGCCGACACCACCTTCCCAGCGATCTTCATCGAAATGGTCGTGGTTCGCCTCGCCTACAAGCTCGCCATGGCCCTTGGGGCAGGCGATCAAGCGATGGCGGCAATGAAGGAAATGGAAAGCCTGGTTGCTCGTCCCGCACTGCAACGGGAGATCACCTCAGTCGCAGACGCCTCCTCATCGAACACCATTGTGAACCGCTCGCAGATTTGCAAGCAGGCCATCATGCGCTTGGGGTCCATCGATACCCTCAAGGGCCAACCTATGGTCTTTGCGAATTCCTTTTACGACCACACGCTGGAGGAACTCCTCTCGGATGCGCCTTGGGCATTTGCAAAAAAACAAGTCACACTCGTCGTTGCGACCGCTCCAACGCAAGGATACACGAAGAAATACACCCTGCCGTCCGATGTGATTCAAGTCCTCCGAGTCAACAATATCGATACCACGGAAAATTTCGGACAATGGGAAATCATGGGCGGGTTCCTCCATACGGATATCGGCGCTCCGATCATCATCGACTACACCGCCTATCTCACGGATGTCACTCTTTTCCCGGCTCCGTTCATCGAAGCTCTCATCGCTCGCATCGCATCTAAGATTGCCATTCCTCTTACCGCCAGTGGCGAACTAGCCAGCGCCTTGGCAACGGTAGCAATGGAGACTATGCAGCGCCCAAGCGTGAAAATTCTCATCGAGAAGTCCGCCAAGCCCCGCTTGACCACTTCGGCCAACTCGGTCTCGGAAATCTGCCGCCAAGCCATCCTGCGGGTGGGAAGTGCCGATGTCTTTAAGCCGTATGGCGAGCCGATGTCTATCGCGACATCTCTCTTCGACCAGACTCGCAACGAACTCCTCGCCGACTTCGACTGGCAGTTCGCCCGCTCGCAGATCACTTTGGCAGCAGACGCAACCCCACCCGCTTTCGGTTATACCAAGCGGTATGCCCTTCCTTCTCCAGCTCTCAAGGTGCTTCGCGTCAATGGGGTCGATGAGGACGAAAACTTTGGCCAATGGGAAATCGTTTCTGGCTACATCCACGCCAACTTCACTCCGACCATACAACTGGAGTACACCGCCATCGTTTCCGATGCGACCAAGTTCCCTCCTGTCTTCACCAACATGCTCACGGTCAGTTTGGCCATCAAGCTCTCCCAACTCATGGAATCCCAATCCACGCCTGCGCCCCGCCAATAAATGAAATCCGAGGAGTTATTCAAGGAACTCGCTTTCCTCGCGGCCAAGCCCTCGCTCAAGAGCGC